ATAATCACTAGTTGCTTTAATTTTATTAATCTTAGCAGAATGTTGGGGAAATAGATTTTTTAACTGAGTCTTTGAAAGGCTCTTCTTAACCATAATGAACCCAGCATCTCTAAAGAGAAAATCACGACTAGTTGGGTCTACAAATACATCATAAGGGTCTATTCGACTAAAAGTAACTTCCCCTTTTCCATGGTCTGCATCTTGGTCTACATCTACTAGAAAATATCCAACACCTTTAACAAGACTATCCAAAACAACCTGTCCATAAATAGAATTACCATTGGATAAGTGCCAACAATAATCAGAAATATCAGAGTGTACTTGCGCAATATCTGTGTCATCTCCAGTCGCTCCTACTGCTTTCCATCTTGGACTATTAGCAGTCACAAAATATTTCATTATCTCAATAATAGGTAAAATCCTATTAATCGTAAAAGTTGGCATCCCAGATTCTTCTAAAGACTTCTCCTCATCCATAGTAAGTTGCTCATCAAGATAAAAATCATATCCTTTCTGACTTTTACTACGCCACTTAGACCTATCTGTACTGTTTGACCTATCCCATAATTGTTTATTTACATGGGCTTTGTTTTTTCTTCCTCTTTTTGCCATTATCTCATTAACCTTTTTTCTAATTTACCAAGAATACTCTTATCTAAGTCAAATTGAAGTTTAACTCCTCTTGCTCCTCCGATATTTGAAGCCCCTACTTTGAATTTTCCATATTTAGTGGGAAAAGATAATCCTCCTCCTCCAACTCCAATTCCTTTTCTACGAGCAGCTTCATGTAATAATAATGCTCCAGCCGAAGGAGCTGGAAATCTTTTGAGAGTATCAGCAGCTGTAGCCGCTTGAGACATATAACTCGACCAAACAGATGAAGGTTCTGAATGAGATAAGGTTTCTGCAACATTAGTGCCAAAACTAAATAACTTACCATATAAAGAATCTTCTCCAATAGGTGTCTTTAATCTCAAGTTAGCTACACTCATTGGAGTTTGTGTTTGTCTATATGGAGATTTACTTTGTGGCATTAGGCTACTACCCAGCTTTTAGCTCGTTTTTTAGGCTTATACCAGCCTTTTTTAGACTCATTTTGCTTCATATTAGGCGGAAATGCGTGTAATTGTGCATAATAAAGGGTCTCAATTGTATCGTCGTGAGCCATTTTAGGCCCAAAAGTAATGATTTCATTAGTTAAATCAAACATATTTTCTCTTAAATAGACATTACCAGTGCTAAATCTACCGCTTAATCCGCTATAAATCCTATTTCTCTTGTTCATTCCACCTGGTTTCTCTGGAATTACACCTACATTGAACTTATTTTCTATTCTTCTTCTCTCATTCAATGACTGAAATATTGACCTATTCATGGCAACATCTTCTACTGTACTTGAAACACAGTGATATTTCTGATGCATATCCATAATGTAATCAACAACACCTTTTTTCCCAATCATTTCTCCTTTGTTATCTCTTGAGCCTACAGTGGGAATACTTCTATGCCTTTCATACTCTAATACATATAACTTATTATTCGGGTCAACAGCAATAGCCATTATTACTGAGAAGTCAGAAGTCTTTGTATCTATATCAGTAGCAGGGTCGCATCCTATAAAAGTATTACATGGAAACTTCTCTCCATCTACATAAATATAATTGAATCCATCCTCATTCTCATAATATCCCTGCCAGTACTTAATATGATTTCTATTCCAGACTGAGTCTTCCTCACTCTGAACTTCCATCATATATTCTTGATAAAACTTCTGACTCTGTCCACTATCGAGGTAAAACTTCTTCTTTTCATCCAATTTATCCTTAGAAAAGAATGACGGCCATAATGGAGTGCCGTCTGGAAGTATTGCTTTATAAGTAATGACTTTCCAAGAAAACTTCTCACCACCCTTAATAGCTTTCTGGTAATTATTAATAAGATTGTTAATAAAGGAATCATAATGTACGGGAGTGCCATTAACACGCAACCGACCAGTATGAGGTTCAAGCGCAGGATAAACAACAGCGGTAACCAGATTTGCGTTCTTAGCTCTAGCGTCGGGTGTAATGGTGTTTGCTTCATGTTCAAAATCATCTAATATGATTAAGTCATATCGCTTATGAAGTTTCGCTCCTCCACGAATACCAGCAACATTACTCTTTGATATTAACTTGCATCCATTAGTTAACTCTATATCTTCTTCTGTCCACTTCCTACCTTTAAGATTTCCGAAAAAATACCGAATACTGTCATTAAATTCAAGGTGATGTTTAATATAGTCCATATTTCCAACAGATAGCTTCTGGGTAGCGGATACCCACGCATAGAAATGCATATCATCTTTAGGACAAAAAACGAAGTCTTTTATAATTGAAGCCTTAGTAAGAACAGTTTTACCATGACCTCTGGGAAGAATGATTCCAAGCTGCTTTACTTCTACATCATCAATAGCATCTGCCATCTCGTAATGAAAAGGAGGGGTTTCACTACGCATAAAATCATCTGGTAAAAAAAGCTTACCAAATGCGATTAAATCCTTATAAGCAAGTTCTAGCTGTTCTTCAGCTTGATTTACGTTCTTCTTGTTTATGTTCGGCATCTTTGCTTTTCTTCTCTAAGAATTTTTGAAACTTCTTCTCATCTTTATTCATTTCAATATAATAGTCAAGCACTAATTCAGCATTACGCTGTCGTTCCATATAATTCGCAAGAGCATATTCAAGAACTTTAACCCTCTGTATCAATTCTTTTCTTTTGAGTTTTCGTTTAGTTGCTATCATTTTCCCTGCCCCCTGCGTTTTTTCTTATAGTATTTCTTGCTGACCTTATTTCCGTATTTAGTATTACTACCATGACCTTGCCTTGTTCTTTTACCTCTTAATGGCTTTCTATAATCATCACCCATAGAATTTACCTTTAAAAATAGCTTTGCCGTCATAAATACCAACTGAGTCTATCTGGAACCTATCACTATCATATTCTACAATTCCAAATCCCTGCTGCCAATTATACCTAGTCCCAGCACCAGGCACAGTTCCATCTATCCTCGCAAGAGTCCCAAGAGAAACAGCCTGGTATATTTTAGGTTGACCATGAGACCAAACTGTCTTATGACCCATTTCAAGTCTATGGACATGACCTTGGATAACACTAATTCTTGGGGAGTCTAACATCTTCATTACGCTTTGGCCACTTTTTGGGCCTACTTTATTTCCGTGTATGCATACTAGATTATCATTTATGTAAAACTCCCCATGTGGATAATTACCAATATATTCAACTCCCATCTTATGAAGCCCCAACATATAAGGGACTGATACAATAGGAGGAACATCTGGTTCATTAGCTGGTTTAATACCATAAGCCTGAATAGTATTCTGAACAATACTGTCAATCATTCTTTTTTCATGGTTCCCCTCTATATAGACCATTTCTTTACAGTACGGTCTTAATTCTTTAATCCAAGAAGCTAACCAATCCAAACTTGGCTGAGTTGTGAAGTAAAACTCTGGAGAACGGACATAATGAGTAGACCAATCAGGTAAATCCAGCATATCACCTAACATTATTACCCTATCTGGCTTTATCTCCTTAATTATTTCAGTTGCAATAGCAATTGCCTTTAAATCATGAAGTGGAGTGAGCTCCCCACTATGAATATCTCTCTTAAATCCGACTTGAGCATCTGGAAGAACTATATCAACCTTTAATTTCCTCTTGGGAGTCTTCACATTTAACTTAACATCTCCAACTGTCGCTCCTTGAACAGCTGGGAAATCACATTTAACTGGACGCTTCCTCACAAGACTCGCTCTAGCCTGATAATTAGTATGGGTATTCCAGACTATCTTACCATCTACTTCTTCCTTAGCTGAAACATCCCATTGATTTACCTTGAAATTAGTAACTTTCCATTCTTCTTCAGAGACGTTGAACTTTTCTAATAACGTTTGTAACGTTGGGGCTTTGCCGTCTGATACATTATCTGTTATATATACATAATTCAACTCCTCCACCATAGAGGATGTAGATACATTTGAATCTGAGAACACTCCCGAACTATCTGAAAATTCCCTTCCACACTCATTACACTTATATCTTTGAATCTCTCCTCTTTTACCATTTTTCTTAGTTCTAGTAGACTCGCATTTAGGACACGTCATCTTCTTCTCCTTTTACTTCTTTTAATTTCGGCCTCTCTGCTCTTTCGAGCTGCTCTGGACTAAAGCCTTGAAACATTCCTATAATACCCATCTCTCTGGACTTAATAGTCGAACCAGAAGTTCCAATTATTTTTGCAAGTTCCTTTGTTGACTGCAATACAATACCATCATCTGAACTGCTATCAGCAAGACACTTTAATTTATTTAATACGTACTCGTGGTCTAATCCCATTCCCTTTGCAATATCCAATACGGACTTCTCTACTTCTTGCATAACTCTTTCCTGTTTTAATAGTAACGTTGCTCTTTGTCTGGATTTTAGTTCGCTATCATTATTGAACGCGTCCATGTAAGCCTTAACTGGCCCCATTCCAACAGCAACATTTGTGGCGAAAATCTTCTCTCTATTGGTAATTCCCTTTCTCTCTTTTACAGTTTTTGGGTTCTTTCCAGAGAATGTATACCTATTTGGGTGCTTTGAAAAATCAGTATCCATCTTCACACCCTTCGTTTTTAAGAATGTACCTACAACTGTGCGTACATATCCATCAGCATATTTATAATTCTTTCTATCATTTGGATGCTTGATTTTGTCTACAACTTTGAGTAGCTGCACGATTCGACCATCTGAAGATGATACCCAATCTCCCTCTTTTGCTTTTCTCCAGTCAAACCACAGGTTTTCTTCTGGGTGATGCTCCCTCCATTCACCATAATTGTCATATATGTAATGTTTTTTATTTCTTATTTTGCGGTATTCCATTATCCCTTTTTTTAAAACTATACACCTGTTTATACAAATAATCTATTAAATCATTTACCGCATTTGGTATATAATATACTTCACTATCTATCTCGATTGGACAAGTATCCTCAGAAGAAAGTCTTGATAAAATTTCCTCTTGGGCCTCCAACGGAAGCCTACTGAGTTCTACCATCCCAAAAGCCATTAGTAAAGTAGGACAACTGTGGTCGCACTGGCTTTTGTTATAGAAATTGGATAAGTATGGCCTTGCAATAGATAAAAAGCTACTGTTTCTCCACCAACATCTAAGTTTACACTGGCTGATGAACCTTTCATATGAATTGCCCTACATGGGTCTTGCTCATCTGTATCCGCCACAACAGCCCTTACATAAGGTGCATTACTTTCCTGCACTGTAAAATCTAACATTCCTTTAGGCATTGAAATACTCCATTTTGTTCTGCCGAAATATAGAGATAATTAAGATACAATTCAAATTACTTTTTGTGAGACACAAGTGGTACAAGTGACCCACTGAAATACAAATAAATAAGAGTTTTTAACCGCCTAAGTATATATGACCGAAAACTCGAAAGTCAAGCTTTATTTTACAATTGACCAAGTTATTTTCGGAAAAAGTAGGGTCATTTTGATGCGTGCTCTTTTATCCATATATATCCCCTAATCGGGGAGTTTGCATATAGCAATTTTAGTTAATTACCATTTTATGATAATTATTTAGTCATTTAAACAATAAGAAAAGGAGGCATAACATGCCTAAGATGATAACAAGAAAGCAACTGGTACAAGAAGCTCATGATATACTGAATGAAATGAGAGCAGCATCCAGAAAGGCCAGCACTCGCAGAGGATACTCAAAGCTAGCTGGTATGACCATTCCTTCTAAGTATGATGTACAGAAGGCCGCTACTGAAGACTTGAGGTTAATCAACACCGTATGTGAAACACTTGGATTTGACCATGTATGGAGTGACCCTGAGGACAAGGAAGTAGACTTAGGTAGCGTAGACTAGGTAATTGGCCCTTAATTGGGCCTTTTACTCACTATTTTCCTTTCTGTTGTGCCAAATAACAGTGTGAAAGTGAGATAACACTCTAAATATGTCCATGTACGTAGAAGATACCTGTTTGGTACACTGTAAACCATTAAAGTTCAGTCATACATGGTCTCACAAGTCTTTAAATAGTACCAAATTCGTAGTAACTTGGTCATTAACCCCTAACAACGAAAGGAGTGTAATATGTCATTACATTTCGCACCCAAAGAGAAGATATATTATGTTATTAATA